TACGGCCAAAGTTTGACCAGATAGGCGACGCCAAGGAATAAAAACCTTGATGCATATAGTCTTCAAACTTATCTGCAAAACCTTTTAACTTAAGATAATCTTCAGCTGTCTCAGCTATATCTCTTATACGCTTTTCGGCAGTCTCTCCGTCCAGGAGATAACCACGTTCAAGGAACTTGCGAGAGTCGCTATTCAGCCAGTAAATGTTCTTGTTACTCATTTTTATATATTATACTATACTTTTTATTAAAATAAATCGTCTTCTGAAAAGCTTTGTGATTTTTTAGAGTACTCTACAGGACGAGAATGGAAGAAGTCGGTCATATTATTACCGAGTAATTCTTCGTTAAACCAGGAAGTATCTTTGAGAAGCTTAGAATCCGTTTCATATACCTCTGGAAAACCAATACCCTTGAGAGATTCATTGATACGATCCTTTACGAACTCTTTAAGATGAGCTGCAGTTAATCCGTCTTCATTAATACCGTTAACCATCCAATCAATAATTTTTGCTTCACTCTCATATGCTTCTTTAGCTTCAGCAAGGATTCTTTCTGTAAGCTCTTCATCAAAGAGTTCTGGGTATTCTTCTCTAATAGTATTAATAACTTTCATACCCACTAAAGCGTGAATATGTTCTTCATTGCGAGTGTATTTAACTTGTTGGTCAGTGTCTTTAAGTACGTTCTTATTACGTGCAAACCAGTTAATAATGTAGAACTGGCTCATAAGAGAAACGTTCTCTACAAACAACGTAAAGAGTATAATAGCATAAAGATATTGTTTCTTTTTATCTTTATAATAACGATGTGTATACTTTTTAAGATATTTTACACGACCCTGTATCCATTCCAGTTTAAGGTTCTCTTCGAACACATCTTCAAGACCAAGTACAGTAAGCAATCTTTCATAAGCATTGTTATGTATTACCTCTGTATTAGCCATTACATAACCAAGATCCTGTAAGGATGGGTGTGGTAAGTTTTCACCGAGCTTAGCCCAGAACGTTTTTACAGCCACTTCAATCTGACCAATAGCGGATAAAGTACGGATAATAATCTCTCTTTCTTGATCATTTAACTTAACTTTAAACTGCTGTACGTCTGATTTAAAGCTGAACTCTTTATGAGTCCAAAAACCATTGTGCATGGATTCGATAAATTCCTCTGTCCAAGGATAGTGATTAGGTTTACGAGAGATTTGTTCGTCGAAGATCATAGTTAGTTTTAGTTACAGGGAATATTATTTACGTATTGTAAATGTTTTTACGTTTTTATCTATAAAGAAAAAATATTTTTTTCTCGCCAGTGCGCTTGACTGAGTTAGAAAAGTTAGTTTTTCTTATTATACAATTCTAGTTTTTTTACAATGTATCGTACAATCTCGCTTCGTACGATATCAGCTTCTGTCAACGTAAAGACATGGATACCCATTTCTCGGCTTTCATTATCATTAAAAACGTTACACATTTTTTCAAATCCAGATTTACCATTAATATCGGATTGCATTGGGTCTCCGCAAACAAAAAGCTTGCTAAATTGTCCAACACGAGTCATTAAAGTTGTAAGCTCTCTAAATGTACTGTTTTGGGCTTCGTCCATAATGATAGCTTTAGCATTCCAAGAAAGCCCACGAAGATAGCCTGTTGGTTTACCTTCAACACGGTTTTCTTTCATTAAAGTATTAATATCAGATTTGCAAAGTAATTCATCGAGTTTTTCCATTAACGGTTCAAGATATGGGGTCAGTTTTTCGTTTGCGTCTCCTGGGAGATATCCCATTTTATTATCTGAACTCTCAACGATACTACGAATATATATTAAGTCAGAAACCTTTTTTAGGTTCAATAATTCCAAAGCAACCAGTGTTGCTAAGAAGCTTTTACTACTGCCCGATGGCCCTGTGATAAAAACAATCTTAGTGTGGTTGTCTAAAGCTAGTTTAAGAAATTCTTTTTGTTTATTTGTCAAATCCGGCCTCTGTCGGATTTGCACTGGTCTTTCTAATTTATCACCTTGATGTACTATAAGACTTTTGTCTTTTGTAACATTATTGTTGTTGTTATTGTTTTGAGATTGCTTCTGTTTTAACAAACGCTTTTTTTTACTCATCTGTAGATACTTACTACAAAACATAAATAATATATATGTTTAAACAATTTGAAGCAAAATATAATAGCTTACTGAAAGAATTTACAGAGTCTTTTCCTGTAGAAGGACACGCTCCTACGTGGCAGAAAAAAGCTGGTAAATCCCCTTCTGGAGGTCTTAACAGAAAAGGTATTATGAGCTACCGTAGACAGCACCCTGGTAGTCATTTATCTATGGCTGTTACCACTAAACCAAGTAAACTTAAACCTGGTAGTAAAGCCGCTAAGCGTCGTAAGAGTTTTTGTGCCCGTATGAAGGGTGTGAAGGGACCAATGAAGAAACCTAACGGTAAACCTACCCGTAAAGCCTTAGCTTTGCGTAAATGGAATTGCCACGAGTAAAAAACATTTACATACAATAAGAAACCCGCCTATTGCTAGGCGGGTTCTTTTTTGAACACTTTTTACTAAGTGTAGACCTCTTAGAGGAATACGCTTTGTGTACCAGGAGTAAAGGATTGATGTAATCCTGTTACAATGATTAAGTGGTAGTATAATGCTGCACCGAAGATGTGGTCAATAACGCCATAACGGGTCATTAAACCAACACGTGGACTGAAGTCATTAGGTCCGATTGTACGTTGTACCAATACTGGAATGTATGGGCAGTATACAATACCTGTATCATAGTATTCAGCACCCTTGTAACCTAATAGAGCATACTCTAATGGGTTAGCACGTGTACCAACTTGATACTGAGCTTCTGTACGTGTATCACGGTAAACATTGAAACGTCCGCCAACTGTACCGACTTTAGCGATACCAACTGGCTGTGTGTTTACGTTGCCTTGTACTGCGAACCATTGGAACTCAGGTAGCATTTCTAACATTGCACAAACGCGAGGTGTAGCAACAATGAAGTTTGCAGCGCCACGACGGTTACGAATAGCAACACGATTTGCTTCAACGATAATACGTGCATAGAAGTCACGATTACGTTCACCTAACCAACGACCATCAGCAGAAGCTGGTGACCATACTGAATATCCTTGACCGAAGCCTGCATTGATTGCAACTTGGCACATACGGATAATCATTTCACGGTCGATTTCAGCCTGAATTTCGTACGACATAGCGTTCGTTAATTCATTGTCAACGTCGATACCGTTCATGTTCTTGAGATCTTGCTCAAGTTCAACGGACCAACGAGCTGCTAACCTACGAGTACCAGCTTCAACAGCTGTTTTCTGGAAGTTAACAACCATCTGAGGAATGTTTGAACTTAATTCAAAGTTTTGAAGTAAGTTAGCAACACCTTGATCGAAGCCAGGAATGTTAAATGATTCTGAACCTGTGATTGCTGTAGCACCACCGGATAACCATGAAGCAGAAGTACCTGTATAAGCTGTATTTAAATAGTTCCAGCCTACTTCAGTACCTTCTGAATCTTCTGTCCAACCCTGTGGGGTATTATTGGCTGCACCATAACCGCCATCTGGACTTGTAGCTCCGAGTGGAGTAGCTTCGTAAGAATAACGAAGTGCAAATGCGAGACCAACTGGACCACTCATAGGTTGAACACCAACGATTTCGTTTGTGATCAATTCTGGGAAAGTACGGCGGATCATCGGAATGAGGATCTTTGGTAGACGAGCATCACCAGTAGCATAGAAGTCACTTGATGGCTTACCACCGTAGCTGGTACCCTGGCCGAATACGCCGTTAGCACCTGCTGTGTTGGAAGCTTCATTTAAGCACCACTGTTCTTGATTTTCAAGAAGGATAGCAGTGTTTAATTTCGTGTGTTCATCTTTGATTTCTGGAGTCGCAGCATCTGAGTGCTCAAGCAACGGAGCCCACTTTTTAAGTAAGCTAGCTGCACGATCCTGATTGATGTAAGATTGTGAAGGTTTGATTGATTTCATAACTAATAATTTTTTAAACTAACAATATCTCAAGTACTTAACAGTACTTCAACGTTAGATATACTTATAAAAAAAGCCCCCATTTCTGGAGGCTTTTTAAAAAAAATTATCCGATATTATTAATATTTCTTTTTAGTAAACTCAGATACGTAAAGGCTTGCAACTTGCTGTGCACCTTCTTCAGCAAACGATTCAGCTGAAGAATAAGACTTAGATTCACTTAGTACTTCTTTTGGAGCTGTACGATCAACACCTTTTGTAACAGGTTGAACGGATTCCTTAAGAACTTGTACTTCATCTTCTTCTTTCTTGTCATACATTTCAGCTACATAATTGAAGTTTTCTTTAATATCTTCAATTTTCTTTTCGCCAAGAACGCGGACCATATAGTCTTTCTTAGCTTTTGGGAAGTTAGTTAATTTTCTTTCTAAGAATAATTGCTTTTCTGTGTTGTTAGTCTTTTCTGTAACTAACTGAAGTTGTTTTTCAAGTTTCTTTACTTGTTCATTAGCTTCATCAATTTGACGTTTACCGTCAATTAATGCATCTTTAATGTTTTCGTTAACGAAATCATCGCTAACTGCTACTAAACGTTTAATTTCACTTACAATCTTCTTAGAACGGGTATTTTCAGTAGCTTCAGCAATTTGCTGTGCTGGAATTACCTTATCAATATAAAGATCAATATAATTGGAAAGTTGTTCTACAAGAGCGTTCTTGAAGTTTGAAGCTTCTAGGCCTAATGCCCGTTCATATAGTTTAACAATATGTAAAAGTTTCTTGCTATGAGATTCATCGATAACACGTAATGCATGCTTAAACTTAGTAGCATGTGATTCATCAATACGAGACACAATCTTGTCAAGTTTTTCAGTGTGGTCAGCGTCAATAGCTTCTAATACCTGTTCAAGCTTAGATGCATATTCTTCATCCTGTTTAACAAGAGCTGCTTCAACAGTTAGCTGGATTTTTGCTTCAGCTTTCTTCTCGACAGCCTCGGAAATTGCTTTAAGGGTTTCATCTGAAAGAAGATCCTTAGTGGCTTCTTTTAAAAGAGTTGTGATATCTTGGCTCATATATGATGTTTATTACTTATATAAATTGATGGTGAAAATTAGGACTAAAATCCAAAATTTACCGTTTAGGGGTTGAAAGTTTCTGATCTGCTGTGCGAACACGTTGTTGAATCTTTTCGTTTACCACTGCAGCAAGTGCTTCATTG